GTAAAGGGTAGAGAGATTGTAAAATAGCCCGTCGGCGACGAAACGCTAGAGACAATTACCCCGCCAGTGACCGTAACTAACCGACCCACTTTGGTGTACTGTGCCGTATCAAAGCTAGTATTTAGTGTCACTGTACCGCTTGTTCCACAGCCGATTGCTACAGTGTATGTGCCTTCTTCATAGTCATTCAGCAATTCGCTGGTCATGCCTGCCGCGTGCGTGGCTGCGCTGAAGTCGATGCCGTTGCCAGCGGTGCTAAAGGCCAAGTTGCCCGTGCTGTTAAATCTTGCACGCTCAGTCAATGTGCCGCCAGAAGTGGTGGTTAAGAAAGCCAAATAGCCAGCTACGTTGTTGTTGGTGGCGTTTTCTTTGCGGCCTGCAACAGCAGCAAAAGGGAAATAGCTGGATGCGTTATACTTACCGCCAAGACCGATCTGCGTACCAACGCCAGTACCTAACGTGTCTGTGGCACGCAAAAACATATTGCCTTCAGAGTTAACGGCTGGCGAAGTCCAGCTTGTAACACCAAGCATATCATTGACGGCTACCTTAACCGTCGATGCGCTCTGCACAATCGGCAGAACTTCAGTACCAGCTAAAGGTGTTGTTGCAGCAGTTAATGCGGAGATTTTTTTGTCGGCCATGAGGCGTATCCTTAGTAGTAAACAACAAAGTTAATGGATGGCATATCAGTCGCTACGCCGCCGCTAAACGTAAAAATATCAAAGTCGTTCTGCGTCTTATTCTGAATGCTGAGAACTTGATTTGATCCGGTTGCGGTGGCAGCAGATGCGACAACCACATAGCTGACAACAGGGGCCGTGTTGTCAAATGATATAGTGTAGTCGCCAGCAGAATTGCGAACGCTAGTAGCGTTAAAGCTGCGTGCCATTGTGCCTGTAGTGCCGTCAAACAAACCCCATGCGCGGGCTGCAAAACTGTCAGCCGGATATAATGTATCCGTTGCTTCAGCAAACGTAAGTGAACCAATGTCGCTCAAGAATCCTTCGATGAACGCGTTCTCAGTCTTGTTGTATGCCTTTAGACGGCAAGTTGTTTTGTTAGCCGTGTTAGCTGTGCCTGGAGCGCCGCTTGTTACATCATCCGTAATGACATCAAACTGACAGTTAGTCAGATACGAAGCGCCACTAATCGGTAGATCAATAATATCTGGGATTGTGCCATTGTGCTTTACATTCATGAAGCGGCTATTCAACGAACTGTTAGCCGACAACGGATATGAATTGCTTTCCGCATAACTGGAAAAGTCAAACAGTGCGGCAGTCAAATCACCATCCATCGTGACGTTGCTCATGCTGATGTTGTTAGCATCGCCACGCCACAGAGAGCCTACAGCGCCATAAGCCGCATCGTTAAACACATATATGTCGCTGAACGACACGTTGCTTCCGCGATCTGAAACAATCACGCCAGCTTGCGTTGTAAAAGTTGTCAGGTGACCGCAGTTACGAATAGCAATGTTTGAAAACACTGCTTGCATAAATTCGCCTGTGTGCGGATAGCCAGAGGTGTTGCCAAACAGCGAGATAGCAACCTGACAGTCACTAATGGTCAGATTAGTAATGCTGACGTTGGAGTTGGCTTGCGCTGCGCCGCCAGCAAGAGAAACGCCGTTCCAGCAGTCAGTAATGTTTGTGCCGCTGATAGTGACATTCTGCGTTCCCGTGCCACCTTCAATATTAAACGCACGGCCACCAGGATTTACTGAATCGTTTACACAGTTGCGAATGTAGCCGCCAGAAACACGCACATTGGTTGCGCCGTAACGAATCATTATTCCACTAGCTGGCGATACGTTATTAGCGTCAATCTGAGGGTTGATAAATTGAATATTGTCGGCAGGGCTGACAGGGTTAGTTACAAATACAGTTTCGTATCCGCCCAAAGGCATTGAGTCTACTTTGACCGTGCCACTCATAGTAATGGTTGTGTTGCTGTATACGATCAAGGGATCACTGATTAGATAAATTCCGTCTGGAAAATATACGGTGCAGCCATCAACTGTAGCCGCATAATCAAAAGCAGCCTGAATAGCCGCCGTATCATCAGCCACATCGTCGCCAACAGCACCAAAGTCCTTGACCGAGATGTATTGCTCCAGCTTGGTCTGAACGCTCTGTAGAGTTGCTCCAGCGGCAGTCAGGGTATAACTGATGTCATTGGCATTACCACTGTTGATGACGCCAGTTTCGTTCGTTAGAATCTCAATGCTGGAACTCAGCGGCGGAGGTACTGTAAACGTAATGGTGTTACCAGCAAGCGTGTAGCTATCCTTTTCCTGATACACGCCATTGATAAAGATATTGGTAGCCAGAATAGTGCTAGGCGATGCGGAAAGCACAAAGGCAACTGTAACGCCATCACCAACAAAGTCGTTCTTGACAACAGACGCAGAGACAGCCGCAGGATCGAAGCCATATCCTACAGGACTGTAGAGAACGAACTCATTGCGCTTATTGCGGATGGTGATCGAGAACTCGCCACCAGTGTAAAGCAAGGCTGGTGTGCCGTTACGATAAGCGTAGCCATTGCTTGTGCGGATTGGCTGGGTAGCTGGGATGGTTAGGTTGCTGTCAAAGAATACCTGAATCGGATTCTGTTCAGGGTCATCGTTGATTGCACCGATATACAGGTATCCGTCATCCAGAGGCGTACCGTCTAGATCGGTAAATATTGGGTAAGGGCCAGTAACTTGAGTAAGTGCCATTAGAACTTAATCCCTTGCGTCGTTAGGCTTATAGCCGAAATTATGTTGCAGCGAAAGGTCATTGTGGCATCGGTTCAGAAGAAGGTAGATTTCCACCTGCTTGAGCGGAAGATGCACGAATTGTATCTATTACGCGTTGCGCTGCCTTGTTCTCATCGACTGGCTTTGCCTTTTGCATAGCTATCAACGCATTTTTAACTGGGCCGCTTTCAAGAATGCGTGCAAGTCCGCCAATAGTTGCAGCAGCACCCAGCGTGGAAACACCAGTAGTAAAGCCCGTTGCAGCATCTCCAAGAAGTCCAGACACAAGTCCAGCTAAACCAGCAGCACTCGCAATTGGAACTACTTGCTGACCGCTTTGTGTCATAACATTTGCCTGTCCAGCACGCGAAGTTAATTTAAGCGCCTTGATAAGCCCTTGAACTCGATCCGCTTCTGCTCCGTTAAAGAAAATGCGAAGCTGCGCCCCTTGCTTACGCATAGCATTAACAAACTTTTCAGGCGTTACGTCATCAATGGTTCCACCTTCACCTGCAATGTCACGAAATACCTTATCCATGATTGCGGAGCGAGCAGACGCCTTACCTTGGTCATCAAGGTTGCGATACAGTGTAGCGACATCACTTGGCTTGCTACTAAACAGCAATCTCCAAACCGCTTCTGGTTTTTGGTTAGCATCCTTCAATACGGTTTTAAGAGTGGAGTTTCTAAGCTCATCAGCACCGTCAGCAAGTTTTTTGTTTGCTACTTTCCATTTAACGAAATCGTTAGGGCCACCGTTGGCTTGGATGAACTCACCCATATCCTTACGCACTGGATCATAAATGGCGCGTAATGCTTTTTCACCAATGTCACGGGCTGCTACAGAAAATTTAGCTTCATCAGCAAAAGCCTTGCTAAGTTCATCCGCACGATATGCTTCCAAAGCAAACAAATCACGGCCTTGGAGAGTAGTCTTAATGTTAGCTAATTCAGCCATTGCCTCATCAGCGGCTGGTGTTGCGCGGCGACCAAGCTGTATAATTTGGTCATCAATTGCTTGAATTGCATTATTGACAGGAACCACCCCAGCAGATGCTAGTGGATTAATAACCTCATCCTTAATGCCTTTATATTTTTTAATCTCAGCTTTTCGCGTATCCGATAAAGACGTTGCGACCTTTTTCGCCAAAGTTGGATCGCTAACACCGTATTCGGTTAACAATGAAACTACAGCATCGCCTCGCGCCTCTTGTTGCGCTGATCTTGCTCCTCCAGTGCCAACAAAAGGAATGCGCTCACCTGCTTGTTGCACGGCCTTACCGACAAATGTGGCAGGAGGAACAACATCAGATGCCATGACAGGGATACCAGCCCCTTCAGCAGCTCGAACAGCTTCTTGTGTTGCAGCGCTTCCACCACCAAGCGTTTGAGCAATCTTTCCGCCAAGTGCGCCACCTGCACCACCAGTAACACCACCAATTAATGCACCTGGAAGGCGGTCTTTAATACCAGCACTTGGATCAGCTTCGCCAGCTCCATACATAACACCGTAACCTAAGCCAGACAGTGCTTCTCGTGCAATAGGGCCAACCCCACGCGCAAGATTGCCAAGGCCAGATAACGGAGTCAGCGCTCCAGAGACTAATTCTGCACCCGTGGTTATATATGGGCTTTCGCTTTGGGCATATTCGCTTGCAGCCTGAAGCTTTGCAGCAGCGGCTGGATCAAATACGTTGACCAGTTCTTCACCAAGATTTGCCGTTCCTCCGCGAAATAAGCCAGCGCCGATTGCTGCCAATTCACTTGGAGCGCCTCCCTCACGTTGTCCAGACGATGCTGGTGAAACCGCTGGTATGTTGCGATTGTTTATATTGGCACGGAGAAAATTTAAGCTTTGTTCAGACAGTGGTGATGTAGTCAATTCAATTGACTTTGCATTCATCTGCTCAAGAGACGCTCCATTAGCCCAAAGCTGATTGAGAGCCATTGCATTTGCAATATCTTGATCTGTCGAAAATGTAACGCCTGTTGCGACTTGCAACGGCGGTGCAGCAGCCGCACCAGTAGCAGCACCATCGACACCAGCCTGTTCACCAGCTTGAAGTTCCGCAATTGTCATTAAGCGTTTTTTAACTTCGCCCCATGCAGCAAGACGTTCACCCGCTGTCTTGTCAGGATTCGCAATATCGCCCATACGTTCATTGATAAAATCACGGTCAGTATTAGACATACCAGCGCCAAGACTGCCGCCAGACATTTGCAATGTCATGTCTGATGCAATAGCTTTTAACCTACTTATTTCTTCCATGCCTGACGTTGGCTCTCCAGTAAGAGAACCGACCAATCCAGCCGCCGCCTTCTGCAAACCACCGCTAGTTGACTGTCGTATCATTTCTGAAACTGGGTCAAAACCAGTGCTTGGGTCAAAGCCAACGCTATTTAGAATGCCAGTAGCAATAAGCTTTCGGCCTTCAACAGTTTTGGGGTCGAGGATTCCAGCAGCAGCGGCAGTTGGTTGACCACCAACCACCTTTAATTCCTTAGTTACCTCATTAATTTGATACGCCATGTTGGGATCAACGCCTGCAGCAATCTTTTCCTGCGTAGTGGCATCGCGGAATGTTTCCGTAGGCTTCTCAGGCTTTTCAGGTTCTTTTGGAATAATCACGCCTTGACCGACATCACCAGTAGTCGGCTTATATGCATCCCAAGGAAATTCCTGCGCCATATTAATCACCATATCTTTCACGAGAACCACTTACGTCAGGGGCCTTACCCCAGCCAGGGAAGGTTATGTGCAGTGCACCTTTGTTACTAGCAGCAACGCGAGTGCCTGGGTATGTTTGTTTTACCAAGGCAATTGCTTCAGAAACCTTCATTCCTTTGGGTGGCATAAAATCTAATGCGTCACCTTTTGGATGTGAACCACGGGTTGTTGTTGTCATTCCCTGCCTCACTAAAGCTTGTTGATGTTTTTCAGTTCTAAATCCACTTGTGGGAGCAAAGCCAAGAGCACCTAAATCTTTTACTGGATCAATGTCACTGCCCTTGAAAGTTACCAGACTGCGTTTCGCTAGTCTGACCTCCTGACTTTCCTACTTTAGACCAGTTACTTTTTTGAGCAGGATCGCCACCGTTAAATCTATAACCATTTCTTACTTCGCCTACAGCGGGTAGCGCCTTTACAACAGGCTCTTGCGCGTTTGTACCATAGCGCCTGAAATATTCGGAACGGGGGCCAACAAACTTTACGTTATCAGGCGTCACCATCTCAACTATAGGATCAATTTGCAATTGTAAGTATTGCTGTGACTGTGCGATGCCTTCAGGACTTGCAGGGTCAACGCCAGCAGCCCTTTGATTCTTTTGGAATGCAGTTAATTCACCAGCATCAAATAATGTTTTGTATAAATCCTTATTGCTCTCAGCCAATTGAATGGTCATTGGCAGAATAACGGATTCAGGATTAATGTCGAAAGTTTTAAGCAGCGCCTGTGCCGCAGCCGCTTGCTTTTCTTTTCCAGGGGTATTCGCATAACCTTCTGCTTGTGCCGCTAACCGCGCACGAGCGGCATCTATATTCCCGCCTTTAGCCAAGCCTATCACTTCTGCACGAAATTGATTGTCAGCAGTTTTTTGGGCTTCGTTTAATATGGATTCACTTGCCAAAACTTGTTCTTTAATTGACGGAACAAGAAGAAGATTCTTAGCAAGGTTTTCTGGCGATCTATCTCTGCTGATAGATTCAAGAGCAGTTTGCACTCTTTGTTGCTCCGCCATTTGCTGCGCTTGCTTTTCACGCGCCGCTTGTTCAGCACGCTGCTTTTGCTCTTGAGCCTGAGCAAAGTTAAACGAGCCTTCAAATGCTGCCATAGGGCTTGCAATGTTATAATTGAATGGTTGAGCCATTAGAAAATCCCAGGGTTTCTATTAAACATATTAGTAATGCTTGAATTTATTCCAGGGCCAATCATTCCTGGTATCTGACCAGCAACTGTTCCAAGGGCTTGATTGAATGCGTTAGCTTGTCCTAATGCGGAACCAGCTCTTGCCTGTCCCGCTTGAGTATATGCGTTGCCAATCTGAGTTGCGCTTTGCATACCAGCCGCACCAACACCCGCCGCAGAATTTTGACCAAGGTTTGTCATGCCGCCCAAACGACCATATTGCTGCTCAAGGAACTGATTCAACAATGCTGGGCGGAACTGTGCCAATGCACCTTGAACGTTGCCGCCACGAAGCCCACCAGTTGCCGATGCGTTCTGTAGGATAGCTTCTTCACCTTGTCGCGCCAATGACTGAAAGAACGGGCTTTGCTCTTGCTGCGTGACAAATTCTTGCTGTGCCTCCGGCCCTGACAGACCTAATGCCGCCATCTGTGCTTGCAGGGCTGGGGTTCCAGCGGATACATAAGGGTTAAGCAGCGTCCGCATTTCTTCACGCGCCGCACGCTGTTCAGCCGCAGCAGCATCAGCCGCCTGCACTTGCGCTTTACCAGCTTTACTAGCCGCCTTGCTTGAAACAACGCCGCCGATAACTGCGCTTCCAATAACTGCTGCTGCTACTGCACTCATATCAATAACCCCCTATCGTCACGATTAAAGCCTGACGATAATCAACTGTAATTTCTTCGCCGTTGCTGCCGCCCTTGCATCCTGAGATGTCGCGCATTGCAACAAGATATATATCACCATTTTCCATACGAAACATCATCGCATTTGGATTCTTTGAATGGTTGGTATAACGTCCCGCTGGTGTGCGAAATCCGCCCATCAATGCTGGTGCAATTACCTCAAACTGCGGGATATTGCCAGATGCAAACAATCCCTTGCCTTCAATCTGGCTATCACCAAGCGCAACCTTATACTCGCCATGCGGAAACGGAATCTGGTCATGTTCTAATTCGGATATTTGCCGAACTGTTTCAGGCTCAAAGCCAAACTCCTCAATCGCTGCGTAAAAATCCGCAATGTCTTCAGAGTGGTCAAAGCTTAACAGCATCTGGTTAAACTTCTTTGATTCCTGCCATGATTCGCTTTTGTCTAAAAACATCTCATCAAGCGTATCAACGTCACGCTCATCAGTTGCAAAGACGTTCTGCCAAATCACATCTTCATGGATATAGGCTATCTTGCGACCAGGAGGCGCAATGAACGACTGTGGAGCAACTAGCTCTGTCTTTGTGCCATCGTCATTTAAGATAGTCAGGCGACCAGATAGCATATTGTTGAAGTGAGCAGTCTTGTGATGATGTCCGACTATGTAAGCATCTGCTGGCATACGAACTTCACGAATATAAATGCCTGGAGCAAAGCGATGTGTAATAGGGCAGTCAGCTTGTGGCAGATCGAGAAGTGCCGACTCTAAACGCTGAACATCCGCTTCATTGAAAGCCTTTGTGAAAGGCTCAATAAGAACGCTTTCAACTGTATCAATGTCTTTTGTGCGGCATATTGCAGTCACGGCATCACCTTTACGAAATGAGCCACAGGCTGCTCTTAAAAGCTCTGTGGCAAAACCATATCACAATCAATCGTCAAATTCAAACTCTCGTTCCTCAAATGCTTGACAAGAGCGAAGATCGTGACAGATGAACTCAAACTTAGTGCAGTAACCACGGAATCCGGCTTCTACGTCCCATTGGTTCCAAGGGATTTTGTCCATCTTGGCCTGTGTCATTGTGCTATTATCGTAGTACTCACAAAGTGAGCAGCGGCGGCGACGGGCTTCAGCCTCATCGACTTGCATAGCTACACCCAAGGCAACCCAGTATTCAGGGTTAGCGCCCTTCTCGTTGCTGGGGTTCTCAGGGCCAAGCATCCAGTCCTTGATAACCATCGCTGTGTTCTTCTTGTTCTCAGCGGTAGTGATGAATGGTTCGCTTTCGCGCATACCCGCGAAGCCTTCAATCATAATCATTGGCTTTTTCATTACGATATTTCCCGTCCAGATGCGCGGATGTTAATGGCTGTAGCTGTTCCGGCAATAGTTGAAATAAATCCGCCTGACGCGATTACCTGACCGACTAACTCAGGGAACGTATAGGTTTCCGATGGCTGAAGCGTCTTGGTCTTGACGATCAAGTTGTCATTCCCTGCGCTGCCAGACAATGCCACAAGGTTGACGCTAATCGTCGCAGCCGTTGCGCTGTAGTTCGTCGCTGTGAACTTGTCGATGATAGCTGTGACGTTCGTCGCAGTGTATTGCGTTGTCTGTGTGTTCTCAGCAGTCTTTGCCGGAATCAGAACTCTTGTTGATACAGCCATGTTTAATCCTTTAATACAACAAACAATTAAATGATGCTGCTTGCGTTATAACCCAATTTGTGCCGTTTGACACTAGGGTTGCCCAGTTTCCTGCAACATTTGTCAAAATAGCGGAACCAGCCGAGCCGCCACCTTGCGGAATGACATCGCTTGACGCAGATACAAGTGACTGATCTTGGTAGTTTTGGAAGTTAAGAGTACGTCCAGCATATACCGAAGCCGCAGGCAGCGTGACAGTGCAAGTCGATCCTGACTTGTTATTGATTATCCAAAGCTCACCAGAGGCTACCGTAAAGTCCGCTGTTTTAATTACAGGCGACGATGACGCATTGATGATTGCTTGCACAGCCAGCGCATCCAATGCTGGTGGCGCTTGTTGAAGTGTCGTTATTTGCTCTTGCAATGCCGCAATCTGTTCCTGAGATGCAGCTGGTGGCCCTCGGTCTAAAGAATCCAAAAGACTTTGTATGCTGTCATTTGCTTCATTGGCAGCAGCACTAGCATTGCCAGCAGCGATGTTAATTTCATCAGTAGTGACGTTCGCCATGGTATCAACGGTAGCAAACAGATTTTCGAATTGCTTAATCTGCTCGAAGTCCTGAAGGAACGAGGCAAACTGATCCCGTGTCAGGCTTAATCTTCGTGGAGTTACAGCCATTAGTAAGCCAACGGCTCTATCTGCGCTTCCAGCCGAGCAAAAGACATATGAGCGTCTGATGTGCCTTGGAAGCGTTGAACGCGCCAGTTACGCATCCAGCCTTGGTGGAACCATACAAGACGCTTTGCACGCTGCCCTGTCTTACCCGCCTTGATAAATTTCTGCTGGCTCCAGTTCTGCCCGTCGATCGAGTAACTGGTGTTAATGGTTGGGTCTAAGCCATACGCAACCGCGCCTGTCAGAGAAACCAGTTCAAGGTTCTGCAATATCGCGCCGCGCCCATCATTGTACAGAATGGTCGTGCCAAACTCCCAGCGCACCTTTTGCCCCCAGTGCGTCGATATATCCTTCACAAGATACCCAATGGCATTGCTGGTGGGGTCGCCTAGCAACCACTTGTCATAGCACCACACGAAGTTTCTAGCGCGATATGGGGCATAGTCCACAAGGCTGCTCGTCAGTTCGAACCAAACAGGTTGGCCCAATTCCTGCGATGCCGCTGCGTCGAATACAATCGTGCGATCTGGAAGGTGGATATATAGATGCTGATGCGCTCGATCGTTCCTTGCCTCTAGCTTTACGCCCGATAGCTGCGCCTCAGTAAATGTCGCCAGCAGTTCGTCAATCTCTTGCGTGCTGACCTTATTAGCGTTTGCGTTTGCGCCAAGATAAATACCTGGTGCTTCGTTAAAGCCGCTGCCAAGGAATGCGATGTTCTCAAGGAACACGCAGCAAGCATGAGTGCCGACAACGCCCTTTTCAATCTGTGCGCCTTCGATACGTTGGAACGGGAATAGGTCACCGCCTACGTTGTCAAAGACTTCGATTGTGTGACGGTTGAGCGCATAGACTTCATTGCGTAGCTTCAGCAGGGCAACCACTGGGTCAGGGTCAACTTCCGACGAACCATATTTCAGTGGGTTCACTGCAAACGGATTGCTTAGGTCGGTGACAACGAGGAACTCGCCATCAGTGGTCATCCAGTAGCCATCCACCCACACTGTATCTAGAACAACGCCAAGATCAGGGTCGGTGTTCTGAGCGAGAACTCCCGTGTTTATATCCCACAGGAATAGATTGTTGTTCGACGCAATGCCGATATATTCAAAGCTGTAGTCTAGCGTAACGTAATCGCCATCGTTGCCGACATCGCCCAAGATCGTCACAGCGCCGTTGCTGGCAACTGATACGAACTTGGAACCCATGACGCGGTAGCAAACACCGTTGTAGTTTATGCCGCCGCGATCAATGCCAGGGCCAGTGCCGTTGCCGACAATGCCTTCAGCGGGTCGCAGATAACCATTATTGATTCCAGTTGCCTTTGGCACAGGCACAAGGTTCACCGGATAAGACGTTCTAAAGTCTGGCCCGTTGTCCGTATAGATGCCATTAATGATTGGAATCTGTGTCATGGATATATGTTATTCCAGCAGAATATAGCCGCCATCTTCAAGAGTCAGGAAGTCACCATTCTCTAGAAGAAGCGCACCAAGGACAGGGCCACCGTCTACGTTGAAATAACGCAAGCGATTCCGAAGGCGCGTTAGCAGAAACATTAGAAGCCTTCGCCTGGAATGATGTGGAGCGAACCACCGCCAGCAGGGGCAATGTATGCGATCCGGTCATAATCCATAAACTTGCTGATGCTCACCTGACCGTTTGGCGGAACAAGATAGTCAGCAGTCGTTGCAGCTAGACCAACGCCCGTGCCGATGCGGACAAAGCACTCAACCGAATTACGGCTAGTGATGCAAAGCGATGTCGTATTCCTGCGGATAACAGAGTTTCCGCTTGTGTTTCCAGGAGAGACTAGAATAGCTTCTCCATAAGCGGGTGCAAATGTTTCAATATCATTCATAGCTCAATTCCTTTACCACTTAATCTTGTCCGACCAGAAGGCCGCGCTCATTTTACCCTTGGCAATATTCTTTGCGTGCCTAGCTTTAAACGATGCGCGGCGCTTCTTGTTGGCTTCGCTTTCGCCTTTGCTGGCGGGTGAACCCATTACGCCCTGCTGTCCGAAGCGGATTGTCTTAACCTTATCGCCTTCCTTAGCTACCACAACGTGTGACTTCTTTGGATGCGATGGTGTGCGCTTAGGCTTGTTATAGCCTGCGACGCCAGCACGAGTAAGACGCGAATCCTTTTTCATCCGAAAGCTTACTTCTTTTTCTTCTTGGCTTTGGTCATCATCATTGGCTTAGCAGCTTTGCCAGCAGCCTTCTTTGCCATTGCCATGCCTTTGGAACCGTAGCTCATTTTTCCGCCACCCATTTTCATATCGATTTCCTTATTAGAAAGTTACATGAAGCTTGAATGCCTCAAGCCGCATGAGGTTATTCGCAGTCGCTGGCTTTACAGTGATTGCAAATGTCTGATCCTGTGTAGCATCGACGTTCAGGAACACGTTCGCACCAGTCGATAGGCCATGACCTACAGCAGTTGCTGAGTTGCTGACAACTTGCGAGCTACCACGGTTGCACATTAGCTTCTGAACACACGCGCTGGTGTTGTTAGCCGCCGCAGCAGCCAAGAGAACGCCACCGCCGTATGTCATGCCCAATGTTTTAACCGTCGCGTTATTGGTCACAGTAAACAAAGCGTCAATTTCCATGCCGCCACCAACGCCCATCGACCAGCCTGGGACTGTGACAGATGCCAGCGTAATTTCAGTGTTGGCTACAGCAACAACTGCAACGCCATACCAAACGAGAGCAGTGTGTGTGCCAGACTGCGTGCCGCTTGTGGTGACTGCTGCGCCGCCTGCTGAAGTTGACACCGTGAAGGTGTTGGCTGACAGCACTTGCTTCACATAGTATGTGGTGTTGATAGCCAAGCCAGTAGGCAAAGCACCAGTAGTGGTAAAGCGGATCGTGTCGTTTACCGATAGGCCATGTCCAGCCCAAGTTATAACGCCTGGTGCAGCAATGGTAATCGTGACGGTTGACGAGATGTAAGGTAGGTCAATGGTTACCTCCTTAGTATCTGTATCAGCGTCCAATACTTCATAAAAGCCAGTGGATGCCGTTCCACCCGTCCAAGTGATATAAAGGTCAGAGCCTTGCGAAACTGCATTGGTGAGGCCATGAACGCCAGCACTTACCAATTTAACATCGCCTGCGTTATTCGCATAAGTGAGCGTCACAAAGGTAGCTGCTGGCTCGACAAGGCTAACAGGCTCAAGGCTGCCGATTGTCAAAGGCGGGAAGTCACGCAGCGTTGGTTGAGCGCCTACGTCGTATTGCGCTGTTGACTGAAGGCCGCTGGTGATACGCACTGTGCGATCAACTGGATAAGGGCCGAACATCTCTGCGCTGTTAGAAAGCGAAGCAATTTCGGTGTAATATTCGTAGCTCAATGGGCCGAGTGGCTCAAGCGAAACGGTTGTGGCATCGTTGCCGACATTGCCAATGCTGATATATTGACCAGCAGGGACAACAACATCAGTAATAGTCTGAGTGAGACCTGGTTGAATAATCATTTCAGAACCCCTTAAATGAAATTAGAATTAGCCGACGAACCAGTTTACGCCATTGCTGAACACTGGAACTTGGTTTGAACCACCGCCAGCAGCGGCAGCGTTGAACGTTGCTGTATTGCAGTTTGTGATGAATGCACGAGCGCCAGCATTGCCAACAGCATTCGGCAACTGGTCAAATCGCACGGGCGTTGTCTGAACCGACATACAGGTAACAGCGCCAAAGTTTACCTGAATGTATTCGATAAGGGTCGTAACAGAACAACGACGGGCATCGCCTTGGTTGGTTACGAACAACGGCAACTGATCTCCACCGGAAACCTGTGTGACAGTTGGTAGCTGATTAATGGTAGGCATGGTTTAACTCCAATCAAGGGGGCCATCAGGCCCAGCATCTATAGGGTCGGCAGGGCGAGGGACGAATGGGTTATCCCAACGCCAAGGCTTGTTGCCCTGTCCTGTTGGCATCGTCTGTGGAAGCTGTTGCTCAAGCGGATAGGTCGCACGTTGCAATAGCACGTTGTAAGCGCCTTTAGCTGATACCTTGGTGTCAGGCGATACAGCCTTGCCATAGCCAGGAGCAATCCGAATGGCGAGGTTGGTGATGATTGCTTCCCATGCGCTGTCAGGCACATTGGTTTCTGTATCAAGGTCGCTGTCCTGTGGGCTACTTGGCATTGCGTAACCAAGACGGATGCCCATTGCGTTCCATTCAGCAATCATGGAATCTAAGCGCCGCAAAGCAGCCTCTAGCTGTTCAGGCTGAAGGTCAAAGACGTAATCTGCCAAGCCTATTTCTTCAAAGGCTGACGTTACGAATTGGCGCTTTGTATATCCCATTTCAGACTTCCAGTGCTGACGTTATACGTTCTGACAGCGTTATATCAGAAGTTCGCGCATTAAACGATACCCCTAATTCTTTCGCCTTAATTTCCAGTTCCTCACGGGTTGGGCCGGAGACTTCATCAATCTCAACAGCCTTAGCCTTTGGCTTCTTGTCTAACTTGCTCGCAGCATCTTCATAAGACGCAGACCATCCTTTGGCGATCAATGCGTCAAACTGCTCTTGGTCTTGAGCGCCTGTGTAAGCATAGGTCAATCCACGAGGCTTCTTATGTGGCCCAGGAATGCGATAGAGAATAGTTGGAAAGTCGGTCATTTCTTTTTGCCCTTCATTGGCTTTGCAGTCTTTGCTGATGCGATGAAGTCAGCCTTTGTTGGCGCACCTTTGCTGCCGACCTTCTTCATGCGCTCTGGTGTTTTGCCAGCAGCCTTCTGCGCTTTGATGCGCTTACGCTTCGCATTGATGTTTGCGTATAGGCCCATCTTCATTTCTTTGCCTTCCGCTTAGGAGCCTTCGATGGCTTCCCTGCGTTCATGGCAGCATCGCGTGCAACGTTCAGCGCAATAGCGATGGCTTGCTTTTTAGGGCGACCAGACTTTTCTTCCATCTTGATGTTCTTGCCGATGGTTGCGCGGCTGTAACCTTTTTTCAATGGCATTGGTTCACTCCCTAAAGAAGGTCGGGGGGGATGACTTCCAAATCCCCCCCTTCCTATTAGACTTACGTCTGGTTGAAAAGCAGGATGCCTGCCATTTCAGGGTTTGTCATGACCACACCATACAGTGTGTCCAGCGTGTAAAGCGTCTGGAAGGTCAGTGGATCGAACTTCTTGGTCATGACCAATTCGATGCCCTGATCTGTCGATGCACGAAGAACGTCAACGCCTGCGCCATCTGGAACAGCATAGCGGCCTGGGAGGAGTTCAATCGAATCCTTGCGCCAGAATGGGTTGATGTTCGAGGCCGCAACGTTCAAGAAGTTGATGCCAGCAGTTGCCGAGGTCGCTACTACTTCAACGTTCTGATACTGAAGTTCAGCATCAGTTGGCGTCGAGTTTGCACCGATGATTGGCGGGCTGATAACCATCGAAGTGCCGTCGATGACTTCAATGACGCGGAACGTCTTGAGTTCGCCAGTCGAACGCTTCGTGATGTGGTGAACAGCTTCAATGCCATCGATCGTGAACGCATCACCCGCAACAGTGCCAACTGTGGTGGACACAGTGACGGTCTGATAGCGGTTGTCTACGTTCAAGATGCCGCCAACGTTGTTTACAGTGGCTTTAGGAACATAACGAACCTGTGCGCCATTGGTAGCAATCGTTGGAGTTGCAGCGTTTGCAGCGCAACGGTTAGCATAGTCGAGCTTGTAGGTTGAGAAGCTTGCAACTTCACCAACGAACGAACGCTCATATGCGTTAGCCGACTTGTTACCAGTGAACGAGCGAGTCGCTACTGCCAAGTTGCCAGCCATGCCGTTGTAATCGCGGCTCGACAATGCGAGGTAACGATCGCCAGCCATAACGCCCTGTTCGTTCATGATGCTGTCGCACAGAGCAACGTCATCATAGTCGCCAGCAGCAGTTGCGATTGGAACAACAAGCGTACCCTGAGCAGCAGCCAAATCCATAACGGAAAGGTTGATGTCAGATGCAAGCTTTTGCTTTGCGGAATCGCCAAGACGACCTTCCTGCAACGCATCACGCAGTTCCAGTGCGTTCATCTGCCAAGCAGAGCACTTGTTGAAACCGAGGGTCGATGGAACAGAAAGCTGAGTCATGTTGGTGACATCGCCAGCAATCGATGTGCCTACAACGCGGTCGAACGACTGAGCGATGTAAGGTTGTGGACGCCAGATGGTGTCGCGTGCGCGTTCCATCGTTACGCCGTTGGTGTTGTATACGTTGATGTTCTTTGACAGGATCAAAGCATCGTTGAAGCCTTCGAGGATGTCCTCAAAAGCAACAATTTCTTCTTTCGAAAAAGCGTTAGCCATATTTAATTCCCTATTCTTTCTAAATTAGGTTTATTTCTTACGACGCTTATACTCCATAACCTTTGACAAGTCTCCGGTCTTCAGAGCTTCGGCGCGTAAGCGTTCAAGTTGTGAATCAATGGAACCAGACACACGACCACCGCTTGTGGTGATTGTACGTTCTGGCGCGGTTGTCGCCCTACGGTTCGTTACTTTCAACTGAGTCTCCAGTTTTGCTACCGCAAAGGCAAACTTCACGGGGTCGGTGATTGCTGCAAGTTCCTTAGCTCGCTTGGTGCTTTTGCCAATTGCGTAGATAAGCAAAGCAGGGTTGTCAGAGCCTTGTAGAACAATCCCTTGTTGCGTTACGTCAAACGTATCTAAAGCCGTAGCCTCAGCTTCGTCATAGTCCCGCACCTTTAACGAGGCTTTCGCCTTCGCATAGGAATCAAGCTTGTCCTGCCATGCTTTAGACTCAGCATCTCGCTGCGCTGCAACATTGGCTTCGGCTGCATCGTATTCGCGTTTATGCTCATACCATTCAGCTAGCTTTTGTTCGTACTCGTCGGAATCATAGTCGCAGCTTTCAAGCGTTGGCTTAGATACTAGGGCAACCGGCTTGGTCTCAGTTGCTGTCGTATTTAGCTTTGCTTCAAGCTCACGAATCTTCCGCTCTTTTTCCAGATTTGATTTACGCAATTCACGCACCCAAGCAGGCGCACGAACTTCTTCATCTTGAGGTGGCGATTCCTCTCCGATAGATATTACGACTTCATCTTCGTCATCTTCGTCTTCTTGTTCATCGTCGATGGAATTGGTCTCATCATCCGATTGCTCATTGAAGTCTGTGTCGATGTCGATTGTGTCGATGTTGTCGTTATTATCCAATTCTGCCGTTTTCATGTTTTAACCCCATTAACTCACCCAAATTGTGTGGAGGGTGGAACCACATTCGTACTGGGTCGCAATGCTTCCCCAATCTTTTCAGCAGTCTCAATTGCCGACTTGCGCTGGTCAATGTCGATGTTTGAGATGGTCTCTGCTGTCTTGGCTTTCGTTTCTTCCGAACGTGCCAATGTATATTCAGTGTTAGCTTGTGCCTGTATAGCTTGAGCCTGTGACTTAGCGGCTTCAGCAAGCAAGTAAGTGGTCTGTGCGTCTTGCTGCACGTTTGCTTGCGCTTCCATCATCTGCTGCTGTTCTTCTTCCGTTGGCTTCACAACGCCAAGCTGGACTAGCTGCTTGCGGAAGTATTCCTTGATGTCGCCAATGCCTTCACCTTCCATGTTCATGATAGCCATAGCTTGCAGAACCTGTTGGGTTGTCGGATCAGTGGTAACTTGCATCATGCCTGTAAGCGCACGGACTGTTGCATCACGACGGCTGCTGAACGATGGGCCAACATCTACAGCGACATCAAATATAGCGTCAGCCAAGTTGTTCTCGTAAATCAGTTCGCCAGTTTCTTCGTCGATCTGTGGCTTCATCAGTTCAATCGAACCAACTTCCTCCATAGAGCCGACTACTTTCATCTTACGCTTTTCTTCAACGTAGATGTCTTTTGCCATTGAAAGCCATATCTCACCACAGCGCCGCACAGCCTTAGCCATGTTGCTCATGTAGATGAACGTCTGCATATCCAAGCGGGTCTGGATTAGCTCAACAGCCTTGCCACTGATATTGCTGACCATCTTGTCTGATTGCTGGTTGTTGCCCAGTATCTCAGCCATGTCGGATTCGGTGATCTGCAACAGTGCTGCCATCGCTGGCGGAATCTGTGGCGACTTGGTGTAAGCAACAGGCCCAGCAGCTTGAGTCTCACCATTAGGGCCAGTGATAGGATTGACCAAGAGGTAAGGATAGTTGCGAAGGTTATCTTCAGCCCACATCACTTGGTGACCAGAGACTTGCTCAGGAAGCAGGATTGGCTTTTCAACGGATGAAAGCGCACTGATTTCGCCCAGCTTCGATAGCTGCATATTCTTCAGGCGCTGCGGGTCTTTCGCTAGACGCACTTGGCCCATGCAACGCTCAACGTTATCGACGAACCAACGCTTACCATAGACAGGAACAATAGGAATGTTCTTGCCAGCAATGTAGCCCATGTCGTCAAGGACACCGCCGCCGCTCATGATATACTTGCGGACGCGCTTACGCTTAACACGCTTCTGACGAACTTCGAACGTGCCAACAGCAGCGAGAGTTTCCTCTAGCGTTTCGTCTGCGTCGAAGTCCGCCTGCGTGTAGCGTTCTTCTTCGCCTTCGATTGTCAGGAAGATGCGGACAGTCTCGCGGGTTTCTTCAACGCGATAGTATTCAGCAACGAACACAACATCAGGCGTATCCCAGTCAAACTCATACTGGTGAATCTCTTTGGGCCATGTCGCTGGGTCATCATTCCATTCAGCTTTGTAAGCTTCATAGGTCATGGAATACAGAACGAAGCAATACTTAGCGTCGGCTTTGTCCTGGCGCTTAGAGTCAAGGTCGAAGAACACAGAGCTGTCAGCATCATAGATTGGCTCTATGCGGATGCGCTGGCGTTCATCCTCGTCGTTCTCGTCATCTTCATAAGCAGTGCGTAAGCGCCATGCACCAATCCCACCGCCTACAGCTTCCTCAAAAGCGTTGTCGTATGCTTCTTCAGCGCCGCTGTCCCGTTCGTCTGCACGATAGAGACCATTGCAAGTCTCAGCTAGTTTCTCATCCGTGTCGCCGTCCTTGCTTACAAAGTCTACAGCGATGCGGTTATTACGATATTCGTTGATGATACGAATGACGCTAAGGTGAATCTTGTTTACCTCGAAGCGCGGCTTGTTTTCGTATTGGTCACCCAGTGGGCCTTCCCATTGTGCGCCAGCGATTGAGTAGAAGCGTCTATCCTGAAGGCACTGGAGACGTTCATCACGCACCGACGATTGAACGCGGTCGAACTCCGTCATCGCTTGCTGATGGATGTTCTGGAACCTTTGTTCTTTATTCAGTCGAGCCATTTACCACCTACTCACAGTTGCCAAAGGTTGCACATCGAAAGTCTTTGGAGGGACTGCTCGACGTATGGCCTCGCACGCATAACGTAGCGCGTCTATAAGGTGATTATCACGATCCGCAAGGATTGGCAAGATTTGTCCTGTCAAGGGGTCGGTTTTATAACTGTAGCACGTTAATTCGTCAATCGTATGCTGGCAGCGAGGGTGAACAACGATGTCGTATGACTTCAACCATTCGACGCCTTCCTCTACAGACTTAGGCCCTTTGACTGCTGGCATAATCTTTGGGAAGCCATGTTTACGCATATGGCTAATCGTTTCAGGTCTGGCGCTATCAGCAACGATTGGCCACTTCTCAGACTCCGGCACAGTGAAGAACAGGTCTGGCGTGTCCATAATCTCACAGCCAACGCGATAGGCTTCATGATCGACATAGATTGTGCGGCCAACAACATGGCAACGGATTAGGACTGTTGGGTCAGATGCAAAGCCCCAGTCAGCGCCGAAGCGATGCGTTGCGTCATCTGGTGTTTCAAAGTCCTCTATCTTCCAGTTGCGGAATACACGCGCTTCGCTGTTCGATGCGTAGCTACCCAGCCATACGTGCTTGTATTTGTCAGGGTCGCGCTCCCGATCGTATTCCATTTCCGCTTTAAGAACATCAGGGAACCAAGGGTTGTCTCGATAGTTTACCTGTGCAACCACAGCGTCAGGCGGTGGGCTTTCACCACGCAGCAGCATATCAATCGGGTCACTGCTGTTCAGTGGGTTCCATGTGAACCATAGCTCGGACTCTGGCTTACGGATTGTCGGGCGCAATAGGTCGAGCGAGCGTTGTGATAGCGTCTGCGATTCCTCAACCCAAGCGCAGTCATAACCTTCCAGCGACTTGATGGAATCGGCTGTGTGGTTCTGCATCCCCTGGAAGATGATTAGCCCATCGCCATGCCGTGACTTGATCTGTGCTTCCTGCACCTCAAAGTAATCCTGCACGCCAAGCTGTTCTATCTTTAGCTCCAGCAAACGCTTGACAGACTGCGATAGCGACTTCTGTATTTCACGGACGCATACTGTTCTGCGCCGCTGATCCATAACGTGCGCTTCGATAACCATTTCAGCAAAGGCATGGCTCTTGCCTGAACCACGCCCACCATGCGCGCCCTTATAGCGACTAGGCTTTAGGAAAGGCTTAAACCAGCGCGGGGTTTTAATCTTCAGCGTTGTCATCGATCACTTCACGCTGGATGCGCTGGATCATGCTGCCAGTGATACTAAGCTTCGTTGGCTCGTTGAACCCATGCATTACGTTTAGCTCTTTAACGGCTGCTGTCATGCCTGTTGATGTCTTTGCATCCTGGGCAATACGATAAGCTTGTATCAACCCTTTGACAGACATTTCGCGTGTCCATAGTTGCTTTTCGACCACCTGAGATTTTAATTCCGCAACTCTTAGAGCAACCTTAGAGTTTTTCATTAGGTTAGATGATTGCACATAAATGCTGCCTTCAGATGCAGTCTTAGAATCGTAAGCCATCCGATAAGCGTCTGCTTGCCCTAAGCCATCAGCTATAGCTTGAGCGAATGCCTCCTGCTTTGCTGTTAGTTTAGTTTGCGTCATCATTTACCACCTGAGTTTGGAGCGTGTGGGTCGGAGTCTCGCCGCCCAGTTCAGAAGGGTGTTCTGAGTCCTGATCTTTCACACGCTTAGGGTAGGGTTTTGACAGTGGTAAAATACGCTGTTTTATATCTGCGTCAAGGGGCATGAGATAACGATGCTTTTGCGCTCCTCTGACAATTTGCAATCCCTTATTCATATAATTTAAGTGCGAGCCATGCGACTTTCTAAAAGCGCGACCATGCCATCTTTTGCCCTTATAAAGATACTCATCCGCAGAGTTTGTTAAACCGTCGTAAATCCAGTTTGTTGCTTGATATATTCCGCCATGATGACCTACTTCAGTATCAGCAAACGATACCACAAGTTTAATTTTTTCATTTGTTTTTTTAAGCCATTTTAAAGCAAACGACATAATTTTGCTAACTGGCGTTATGTGTGATGTTAAAGCTATACGAACTAATTCACAGCTTTCAGTCTGGTCGCACCCGTATGGCTCACCAAGTGATTTGTTTGCGCCTCTACCAAATAGAACAACGCCTATAAATTTGCCGTTTTCCCATGCGCCTACCTTAACCAACTTCCCAACTGGCAAGCAGCCGCTGTAGTGCCAATTTACGCAAGCATACTTTGCAGCTTCGTGCGTTGCCCAATCTATTTTAAGCTGTGGCTTCACGGCTATCAAACTCATGCTGACATTTAGGGCAGGCTATCATCTTAGGTTCAAGCTGATCTAACTTACCTTGGTCATCTTCAGTTCCAGCTTCAAAATTAGGCTCATCCAATATCTTCTGCAAAGTGCTATCATCAAAGCCAAGAATTTCTAATTCAAAGCCTTCGATGTTCAATGTCTCAATCTCAGCCTTTAACATATCCATGTCCCAACCTGCATTCAGGGCAAGTTGGTTATCGGCAATCACTAATGCGCGTTGCTGTGATTTGTTTAGGTGATCGAGAACAATAACTGGCACTTCTTCCATGCCAAGCTTGCGAGCTGCCAGAAGTCTGCCATGTCCTGCAATGATGTCGTTTTTATCTGACACTAGAATAGGGTTTGTCCATCCAAACTCTCTAATGCTTGCCGCGATCTGCGCCACCTGTGCGTCGCTGTGCGTGCGGCTATTCGCTGCATATGGAATCAGCTTGGCAATGCTGATCTTTTCGATCTTAACGTCCATCAATATCCTCCGTTAATCGTGCGCTTGTCGGCGCTTTCGCCAGCCAAGGTAAATGATTTCGTTGTGACTTCCCTTGTTCCCCAAGAGTGCATCTTATCTCCGCACCTATTGCAATCAGGTGCATCGCCTTTGCCTTCGCATTGAAAGCCGCAATAGCAAGAGAACTTTGTTACGACCTCAATCATTTGCTTTTGCTTTCTAGATCAATAAGCTTTGACAGATAGTGTTGCGCCTTCTTCAAATCTTCAATACCATTCTTATCACGATAGCGGGATAAATACTTTATGCAATTACCCTGCAAATAACCTGAGAAAGCTTCTGGCGACATCCAGGACTCCATTGCTTGCCACGGCTGAACGGATTTAGATGCGTAATGATCTCCACCTACTTGATGTGTATCAATACTCATTGTCTTCGTCCTCCTCGTAATCAAACGGATCATAGCCCTTTAGCATTGCATCGACTGCAACCATTATAGGCCCAGTGATACGCACCTTGCCAGCTTCCATCTTGCGAATGGTTGTGCCGCCATTGTCAGGCGATAGGCGGAGAGCGTCCGCCATCTTGTTTACGCTATAGCCCATGAACGCTCTGGCTAGTTTAAGCTTTGCTGGCGTCATGCTTCTTCCATCTCTGCTGCCGCTGCCATCTTCTGCAGTGAGTGAACAATGGTGCTGTAATCGCGGTGCATAATCCGGCCTATCTCTGTTGTGGAATAACCCTTCTCACGCAGCATGACAACGCACTTGCGCCTTACCTTGACTAATGGCCCAAACCTACTTTTGCCTAGAATATCTTCCAAAGTGAAACGATGCTCTTTGGCGATAACTTCAATGTCAGCTAAATTCTGTTCTCTGGGTGTCATGAATCATCCTTTATGAAGATTCCATTTTCCATTCGGCCTTTGCGGTCTTTGATTTCGTGCCATGCGTGAACAACGCATTCTTCAATCTCTAAATCCTTTTGCGCTGCCAGGATGGTAAGCACGACAAAAGCATCACCGATGCTATCCATAAACTGCTCATCTTTGCCCTTGGCGATTGCTTCAGCCAGCTCGCCTATTTCTTCAATCAACTTGACGAACTGAGATTGCACCGTGCTGCCTTCAATCAGGTTGCGGTCTTGCGCCCATTGGCGGATTAGGTTTGCGTGCAACATTAGATTTTGCCATTCTTGATGAATCGACCAGTTTTAGGATCGCGCAAAACTGTGCTGCGCTTTAACTTGGCTTGCAATTGGTCTCCACGCTTTGTGGCTTCCCAAAGTAGGAACAGGGTAAACAGTTGTGCCGCTACCATTAGTGCAATTATGATTTCTTGATGTGTCATTTAACCCTCCAATAATTCACGAGAACGCATTTCTTCGTAACGATAGTCCGCCTCGTTCTCTCTATAGTCGGACTCCGTTTGCCAAAGTATCTCCTGCAATGTGCCAGCAGGGTCTTCATCGTAATCGACGATAGCGGTCAGCAGCTCAATCTCCTGAGTGTCGCTAATGCCGAAAGTATTGCTGTTAAGGATCGCTGCGTAACCCGATTGCTGCCATTTTTCTTTCTGGCGCTTATGTTCTTCGGTGTAAGCGTTTAGTGCGTCGATAGCGTCTTGCGCTAGTTGTGTGAGGTTCTTGCTCATGCGTCTTGCTCCACAAAATCAGGGCATAGCAATGCCTGTGTGACGATGGCTGCAGCGCAATCTTCGGCGCTTGCATAGCGTTCTGTAAATTCACGGCCCAGTGCATCAGCGCAAGCATCCAAAAGTATGTTGCTTGTGATGATGTATTGGCGGGGATCAGCGCACGTTTCAAACTGGCCAGCGCGAATCTGCTTTGTCAAAAGACCGTCGATGCGTTCGAATTGAGATAGGGTGATGCTCATGCTAATCCGATCGCCTTGTCAGTGATAGTTAAATCGCTGTTGTCATCGAAAAAGCGGCGGAAGTCTGCAAAGGTGCGGAAGGTGTAGCACGTTGCTGCGTTACCCTTTATTGCTACCGCTGCAATCTTAACATTATGGCGGGCGGTGCGGGCGGCGGTTAGCAATTCTTTTAAAGTGCTCATGCCATCGAAGTTACCGATGTGCTGTGGCGCTTGACCTTCGCCGCGAATATCCCAAATCATCATAATCAGTCTCCATGTTGGCGGGGAATATCCCCTTGCTGATGCCCCCTTATAAAAAGGGCCTTTAATTCTGTAAAGCGTTTTTTTCATTAATTGCGATTTAAAGCATAATCTTTCGTATTTATGCGTCGATTTAACTCTGCTCGTGCTGAATTAGCCCTGTTGATTGCCAGATAATTGTCAGCTCCTGGGTAAAGCGTTTCCACCCATCGCCTATGCTGTTGAACGTAATTCCACAAATTCCGCGTTGACGCTTTCTTTGCTTCGCCCTGTTGCATTGGTGGCCATTCATGCACGTGTCTCATTGTCTGCTCCTTTTTTGTTATATGCTAATTATGATTTTTGTCGCTTTGCGTGTTCAATCGCTGCAATCGCCCAGGCTTCAGGTGCGCCTTTATACTTACCCTTGGCCCAGTGCTTGCGGATGTCATCCATTGTGAGCTTACCAGATTGCAGGCGGATCAGGTCGCACATTAAGTCAGTGGCTGCGCTCTTTGTCACCTGATGATAAATTCGCCATCGACAATCCGAAGGTAACCGCGATCTTCAGCAATGCGTAACCAACGCTCTGGCTTGTCTGATAGCTCGACAGGCTCACCACAGTGTAGCTTGCTGATGAAATCCTCAAACCTTGCTTGCGTGTGATTAGAACAGATTAGAAGCGCCTTGTCCTTTCTGGTAGTTCGTGGCGTGTAGCTTTCCAATATCTGTAGGCACTGGCGAGGCGTCGGGAACCAATCAAGCTCTTTGCAAACGCGCTCAGTCATGTAGCTAAGGGCTTCTTTCGTGTAGCCACCAAGAATCCGTGCATAGACTGCTGTCCGCATCTGTCCGCTTTGCTCGTCGGTGTTCTTGCTTGGCAGCGTTGCTTCAATAAATTGCAGCTGCTTGGCAAGTTCTTTGGTTTCAACTGGGATGTTCTCGACAGGCATCGCTAACGCAATCGACCGTAGTTCATCGCATTCAGCTACCGTTAGTTCAGAACGGGTCATCAGATCGTCCATCCGCGACGTATCGAAGTGCTGCGGCAAAGCCGTTTTGGTTTCCAAGCTTACCAGTTGTCCGATTTGATGTACCATTCTTTTGTTCCTTAATTTCGTAAAGGTCTAGCCAGCCGTTCATTGTGCTGCGATCCAGAACCTCCGTTATGTTTTGACCTTTAGCCATGAATGCTACCAGCTTGTCGATAGCCTGATTGTATGCGCGATCCGTTAAAGGCTTCTTGCGCTGATTACGCATCTCTACCCAACCTTGCCAAGCATCAACAGGAATGCACTCTGGCAGCTCCCGCTTTATATACTTGGTGGTTAATTGATGTATCTTTGATGTATTGGGTGCATCTGGTGCACGGGTCTCATGCATTTCATGCACGGGTGTCATGTCTTTAATGCACGGGTGCATTTCATGCATGGGTATCTGAATCCAATACCTATTGCCCTTGCCGACCACTTCTTCGCGCCGAATAAACTTCATTTCCTCCAGCGATCTTATCGCCAGTTGAACAGCCCGTTTTTTCAATGATGATTTTTTTGCAACGCGCTCAATAGATGGCCAGCATAAGCCCTCATCGTTTGCCCAATCTGCTAAGGATAAAAGGACAAGCTTTTGCGTAGATGATAGGTCTTCCCTATCCCATACTGCTGTCATTAATTTGATGCTCATGACGCAATATCTTGCGTGATGGTTCTGTGGCGTGTAATACTAAACATAGCGATGCCTTCCTTGACTAGGCGTTGTTAGAGCGGGTCGAGTGCTTTATGTGCTTTCAGCATTCCCCGCTCGCTCTCCTATAACCGAAAACACGCATTTATAAAAGAGAATTTTGGCAGCATTGACCGACGCGCTTTTCCAACGTATTTGCGCGGCTTGGTACTCCTTACCGAACAAACTGGGTGGCTTCGGTCACCCATTTTTTATTTGGTCTCACGAAGCTGGTGATCGGGGAATAGCGCAATAAAGATAGCGCGGCGCAGAGGCCAATCCCGAACGATTACCCCTTTCACATCTTCAGTGACCTTGATTCCGTTTTCCACATATTCAAAATCTGATTTGTAGCCAACGCGCCGACCATTGGCGTGCTTGACCTGGCGACCATTGATGACGAACCAGTATTGCGGGTGCATGATTAAATCACTGATAGCCCCAGCCGCCTGCAGATCATGTAGCTCATTGCAGCGCACCGCCTCCCGTTTACTGTCATGGGTGTGTCCAGCATTGCACTGCGCTTTGACAGCACGATACTTTCCGAAGCGCCTCATAACTTAAGTTTCTGCTGCACCAGGCGATGAAGTGCTTCATTAGCTGCAAGCCATACGCTTAGCTGCGGCTCAGTGCGTCCGCTTTTCCAATTCGACAGCGTGACACGGGTGATGCCAGCTTCATTCGCTATCTTGCAGGCCCTGATTTTATGCGTCTTTGCGAGCTTGAAAAAGTCCGCAATCGTTTGCTCTACACTGGTCATATTCAACTTTCTTTTGGCTGTTTGTAAAAAGCGCTTTTAATATCCTGCAAATTAGTTACAAGGGGTTTGGCAAATAAAAGGAGATACCGCAATGCCAGTACATAAAAAGATTAACGAAGCGCGAGTTGCCTTCCACGCACTACCGCTTAAAAAGTCCGGCCATAACACGTTTGCTGGATACAAATATTTTGAGCTTTCCGACTTTGTGATTCCAGCCCTTCGCATTTTTAACGATGTCGGATTGTGCGCGATCATAAGCTTTTCGGAAACCACTGCGACGATGCACATTGTCGATGTCGAAGATGGTAGCCAAGTTATCATTCACAGCCCAATGGGTTCAGCCAATCTTAAAGGTTGCCACGAGATTCAAAACATTGGCGCTTGCGAGACCTACTCCACCCGCTACCTCTGGACAGCAGCCCTTTGCATCGTTGAGCATGACGCATTGGATGCTACCACAGGCAAGAGCGAACCAGCGCCACAGGTTAAGTTTATCAGCAACGAACAGTTTGAGGTATTGGTGGATTTGGTTCACCTTACAAAAACAGACATGGCTTTGCTCTGTAAGCATTACAAAATCACCGCCCTCAAGGAATTGCAGGAAACTCGCTTTGATGCGGTGAAGGCTGCATTAGAAAAGAAGCTGGCATGACAGATTCAGCTATCATCCAACGCAGCCCTGAATGGTTTGCAGCACGTTGTGGGAGCCTTGGCGCTTCCCAACTGGCAGACGCCCTAGCCAAGACCAAATCAGGTTGGGGAGCGTCACGCGCTAACCTTCGCGCCAAGCTTGTGGTCGAAAGACTTACAGGCCAGCAGGAGGACGGATTTGCAAGTTCCGCTATGATCTGGGGACAGGAGAAGGAGGAAGAAGCTAGAATCGCCTACAGCTTCATGACAGGCCATGATGTGACTGAGGTAGGGTTATATAAGCACCCGACCATTATCGGCTCTCACGCCAGCCCTGACGGGCTTGTGGGCGATGATGGGTGCATAGAGATTAAATGCCCAAACTCTGCAACGCATATTGAAACGCTGAAAAGCAATCAGGTGGCTCATAAATATCTATTGCAGATGCAATGGCAGATGGCTTGTGCTGATCGTCAATGGTGCGACTTCGTGAGCTTTGATCCACGGATGCCAGACCATCTTATGCTTTACATCCAAAGGGTGCAGCGTGACAACGATATGCTGGCGATTCTGGAATCAGAGGTAGCCGCATTTCTTGTAGAAGTCGATGAAGACGTAAAAGCGTTATCAAAACTAGGAGACCAATCATGACACAGAACGAAAGAGTTTTCGATCACTTGCGTAGCGTTGGGCCAATCCGCCCAATGACTGCATTGAATGACCTTGGCATCTATCGCCTAGCATCGCGCATTAATGATCTGCGAAAGGCTGGGCATAAAATCAAAACCAAAAAGATTGAGGTGGTCAATCGCTGGGGCGAATCATCTTACATCGCTGAGTATAGCCTGGAACTTGAAGATGCTGCCTAATCGCATCGCCAAGAAGCCTAAGCGGACAGCACGGTGGCGATCCCAGGGGCATCTAAACTTCATTCGATCGTTCCATTGCTGCGTAGATAATTGCCAGCAGATGCCGATTGAATGCGCTCACGTTCGCAATGGTAGCGGTGCAGGGATGGGGCAAAAGCCAGATGATTGGCGAGTAGTCCCATTGTGCAGCGAACATCACCGGAACCAGCACATAGTTGGAGAGCAGACGTTCTGGAAGGGCATCGACATAGAAGCTTTGATTGAAGCCTTCTGCAAAGCCAGCCCAAAGGCGCGTGAGATTAAAGAGGCTCAAGAAAAGTGAGTGATCTGCTTCTCTATCGCCGCACCTTAGATGGGTTTGTGCCATTCAGCGATGAGGCAAGCGATTACTTTTCTAAAATTAAATTGGGTGAGGTTTGTGAATTAAGAGGCAAGCACATCCGAAATGAAAAGTATCATCGCTTGTTTTTTGTCATGCTGCAATTGATAAGCCAAAACAGCAATCCGCACATCTCGACAAGGGCGGCAAAGCACTTTGCTAAAGTTGCTACTGGAACGGGTGAGGTTGTTACAGATAGCAGAGGCAAGAATCATTTTGTCCCTGGAAGCATATCATTTGCTAAAATGGGCCAAGAAGATTTTGAGGCATTTGTGCAGACTGCCATTCCAGCTTTAGTTGGGCGCTTTATGGTCGGCACTGCTCCACAAGATATAATAAACGAAGCCATGAGCTTGGCTAAATAATTTTAAAGGAGAAAGAATATGAGTGATACGAATGATGATATGCTGCGCCTTTTGATTGAGCGCATCGAACGCCAGGAAGAAGAAAAGAAAACCATTTCCGACAGCATTAGGGAAATTTACAGCGAGGCCAAGTCACACGGATACGATGTTAAAATCCTTCGCGCTGTGATTCGCCTTCGCAAGATGGAAAAACACGAACGGGCAGAATACGAAGTCCTGCTTGACACATACATGAACGCCCTAGGCGGATAAGGAGAATACCATGCAGTTAATCACAATTTCAGGAAACGTCGGAAAAGATGCCGAGTTGCGCGACACCCGCGACAGCAAGGTTCTAAGCTTTAATGTTGGCGTCAAGAACGGATTCGGCAAAGATGCTGGCAGCGTCTGGTATCGGTGCAGCTTGTGGGGCAAGGCAGCGGAAGCGTTTGCTGGCAGCCTAAAGAAAGGCACCAAGGTCTTTGTATCAGGCGAACTGACGCATGACGAATACGAAGGCAAGCCACAGTTTAACGTGCGCGTTGGCAGCATTGATACAGCGCCGCGATCAGAAGCTGGCTCAAGCCAGGTAAGTAATTCACACAGTCAGAATCAGCACACTACGTTTGATGATGATTTGGAGGATTCTGTTCCATTTTGAGGTAAATAATCATGCTATCAGCACCACGAGTAGATTTTCTATATAAACAGCATCCGCCTTTAACTAGGCAAATGGAGAGGATAAACAATCGAGAATCGGAATCCATTGAACTTTCAACAAAGGCATTGCTAAAGGCACAGCTTCTTACAGGGCAGCACACATTAGACAAAAAGCGTTTTGTGGATGTTGCCAAGCATCATGGATGGCTTTTGCAGATACCACAGAGATTGCTGGTATAACGGAAAAGGGCGGGTTTGCATTGTGCATCCCGTCTTTTTTTATGCGTTATGAAAAAAGTGCTTTTATTTATTATATATCGCGTTTATAGAATCAGGACTAACCAAGGGGCCATGCCCCGCCATACAAGGATGTAAAATGACTAAAATTTCAAAAACTCAATTCTGGCTAGTCACAATATGGCTGGTTATTGTCATAACTATGTTTCTTTCAGAAAGGCCAGAGTGGTCATGATTAAACCAGCACAAGCAGCCCCATTGGGCAAGCCCTACCGTGTATCATCAGACAGCGCATTTCCGTTGCGTAACTCAGAAGGTTTGACCTTTGCAGAAGCCAAGCGCCTCAGGGAACAGGAGCAAAGCAAATGACAGACATTGAACAAAAAGCCTTGGCGCTGGTGAATGAGGTTGAGCGCGAGGAAGGCGAAAAGGAACTTACACGCCGTATCATGCGCGGACTTATCATGGACGAAGCACTATGCCGCGCCATCGAACAGCACGAAGCCTATAAGCAAGAGGTGAGCGATGTGATGACGTATATTAAGGCGCTCTACCCCACACTGCCAAGAAACTTCGACCGCTTCATCATCCCTGCGCCCAAGCCTGACCCGCTGGTGGAGGCGTTGAAAGAGACGTACGGCGCGTCGTTGGTAGATGCCGACGAACTCCGCGCCGCACTGGAAGCCCGTGGGCTTGAGATAAGGAGTAAGAACGATGACTGACCGAACAGAAGCAATGGACAACCTGATTGCACAGGATGCAGACCTGATTGAAATTTGCCCCAACGATTTGGCGCAGCGGCTTTTCATAGAAGCCGATAATTTCAAAGTTGACCGTGAGGTTGGTATGCGCGCTATGCTTTATCGCGCCGCCGACTGTATCGAGCAGTTGGAACGCGAGAAGGCCGTTGTTTCTGACCTGTGGGAACAGCAGAAACAAATCGCATTAGATTATCTGGCTGACTGCAACAAAGCCGCAGACCACATCGAAGCCCAAGCGGCAGAGATTGAGTGGCTGCGGGTCGAGACAAAGGCGCAGTTTGATCGTGGCTATTACGATGGCGGCACATATCTGCTTGAGCAGCACGAGGCGCTGCGTGAGGCTTTGGAAGCTGCGCCACTAATAGGCGCTACTGAAAGCGCGGAAAGTTTCAAAGCGCGTCAAGACGCATGGCTTAACGGGCAATATCGCGCAGCACTGGACCAAAGCAAGTGACCGATAAACCCCTATCCAGATGGCAGAAGGGATTTAACAGCGGCGTTGAAGAAGCGGCCAAGGCGCTAGAGGCTGACGCCATGAAATGCGACTGCGCTGCACTAGAAGAACGCGAGTGCGCTTGTGGCGCATGGTGCGAGTGGAAAAGCATTACATCCGCAAGGGCGATAGAGATCGTCCGCGAATTAAAGAATATCCCGCCACCCGAAGGTGACGGGTATTAGATTAAGTTAGCCAGCCAGATATTGCGCCAGCGCCGTTGCTACTGCGCCGATAATAGCAAGCGCACCAGCAAGCTTGGCTTTCCAGCCGAGTACAGGCTTTGGCTCAGATTCCATAGGCAGGATTTTACCTGCAGCTTGCTTGAGGAGTGCTTTTTCAGCTTCTTTCTTCAATATGCTCTTAAAGTCCATCATTTGTCTCCTTACAACCAAGCAGCGTACTTCTTGGTCTTCAGTTTGCGGTCATCGAGGCCGTGTGTGCCCCCGTTGATCCGCTTCGTTAGCGCCAGAATGGCAGCATCGTTGATGCCTTGGTCGCAGATGGACCATAGCTTGTTTTTGTCGAAGAACCAAAGGGCGCTCTCAAAGGCGAGTTCGGTGGCGACAATGTCGGGGTTCGTCATTACGTCGGGGCGACCGATATAATCAGCAAAGGCTTGGTAGTTAAATTTGCCAGTGAGTTGTAAGGCCCCGCGCCCGCGAAAAGCGAAACCCTCGCCTGACGCTTCGTCGCCGTTACCCATGCGGTTGCCGTAAACACGGTTGGCAATTTTTGCAGGCTTGCGCTCATAAGCCTTGGCCAACGCGTCGGTAGGGAAGTACTTGCGAAAGATACCGCGCAGACCCTTAGCGCTGTAGTTCAGGTTTTCGCTGAACGCCTTGAAGTTGCCCGACTCATGCGCCGTTTGAGCAAAGAAATGCGCAGCCCGATTAGGTGATAGTTTATAAAAAGCCGCAGCCGCCTTAAATGTGCCAGGGCCGAACGCACCATCTGCGGTTACTCCGATTTTCTGTTGAAGGTTAATCAAGCTCATTTGCCAGCCTCTCTCCAGTTAGGAAAATCTTCTTCCGTAACTTGCCCATCGCCGTTGATGTCATAGCGCAAATCTGCTCTATATTTCTCCCAAGGCTCTAGCTCATCATCATCATCATCTTCAGGCTCGTCGATAAAGACTGTGCCTTGTGGATCGTCGTACACCTTCCACGCCATCGCTGGCGTCAGTTCAGGCGGCGCTTCTGGCTCTGGCGCCGGCGCTGGTGCAGGCTCAGGGTCGGTGTCACGGGCGTTAGCGTTGAGGCTCAAGCCGCCCAGCAGTCCGACAAGCGCACCGATGATGGTCTGGAACGCAGGGTTAATCATCTCAAGGACGGCAGTGCTGTCCACGACATCGTTAGGAACGAACATCCCAACAACAAGCGCCAGCACAACGACAAGGATAACTGCCGACAGCGTGACGATCGCCACGCGCACAACAAACTCAACGGTGTCATTGATTCCGTCCTGCTTGCTTTCGAAACTATTCAGGAAGCTCATCTTCTTTAATCTCCTTGTCCTTTGGCTTGATCGAGCCGCTACCCTGCCCAGCCATAAGTCCTGCCAATGCTCCAACAATAAACGTAGCTATTGGGTTAATCAGCTTAAAAAACTCAGCGTCATTCGGGGACTGCCCCTCCATTGGCTGCGATACAAATATCAGCGAATATAGCACAGTCGCCACGATAAACATTAACGTGAACGACAGAACAACGCCGACGATGAAACGCAGCAGCTCCTCTGGCGACCAGTATTTAACCTTCTTCGACAACTTCTTCACCCGTATCAATCAGCCATTCGGTGCAGTAGCCCATAGCTACACATTTGGGCTTCTTGCAAATGTCCTCTTGCCAGTTCGCAGGGTCTTGGCAGTCATAGCGATAGCGATCTTCACAAGCAGCAAGCACTAGCAAAGACGCAACGATTGCAGCACGCAGAAAACGCATACGCCCTCCTTAGCCGCCCTTTTGCAGCACGCTTACTAGTATGCCGATCAGCAATACAATAATTGTGCCGCAAGCAGATATGCCAAGGCTTTCGATACGCTTCATCCGCGCACAGATACTCTCGTATCGAAATGCACAGACTTGTTCGTGCGTGTTAAGCTGCGCCTGTGTTTCGTCAATGCTAGCCATTTGATTCCACCAATTTGGTTGCAGTGATTAAGCTTCTGCTTCTGGCAGTGCTACTGGTGCAGCCTTAGCTTGTTCTGCGGCATAGGCAGCTACTACGTCAGCAGTATGCGTTGCAGCGCATATTGCCTGCACGCGAGCATCTTCTGCGCTGTAGTCATCGCCTGGGGCGACAACGTGACGGTGGAATGTGCCGCTGATCTGTTCGCCGTCTTCGAGGATGGCAGTCTTAGTGCGGACTTGCACTGCGCCATTTTCTACAACTTCAATGCGATCTACGGTTGTTGTTTTTTCAAGTGCCACTTTGATAATCCAATCAAAATCAAATACTGACCATCCGGATCAGCGCGGTTATTTGGCGACCCAGCCTGTGTTGCCGGTTCCAGATTCTTTGACGTAAAGCGTTGTCCCCGCGCCGCCGTCAGTGCGGGTGTATAGCGCACCAACAGCAGCGATTAAAGCGCCTTCTGGCGTTCCAGTACCTTGAGCAACGCCGATGTGGTTGCGCCACAACGTGCCGCCAAAAACAACAGAATAACTATCATACCAAGTGCCGTTCAGCGTGCCGCGCTCAAACGCAGCTTTGTTGCTTCCAGCAGCAGGAGAGTTATCAAAACCCGTTGCGTCAAGAGTGCAATTATACCAACTCATGTCGGCGCACTGGTTCATTGCGTTGCCAGTAGTCTCAAGACGAGAGTTGATGACTTGACCGTTTGCAACATCCCCAAAAATGTTTCCGTTGCCAAAATCGCCGGTTACGTTTTCGCAATGCAAGTCGGTGCAAAAAGTAGCTAAACTAGCGTTAGCAGTACCAAGAAATTCAATGTTCCGAATAACGTAGTCTGCGTCCGTGCCTTTAAGAAAACCTGTGCTTGGTTCTAAAGTAATTTTGCCAGAATTTATTTCGACAAGTGTTGCGCCGCTGGACTCGATAACCGCTTGAAAAACCCCTGTAGGCGCGATGTTTGATGCTTCAATATAATCTATAGAAACACGGCCTTTATCTTCAACACCAATATTCCCAAAGTTTAACCCAACCGCCGCATAGCTGTTAATTTTTATTGACCCTATTTTAAGATACTCAAAACGACTAGCAATTAAAGCAATGTCAGGGGCAGTCGGGTTTGTAAATGGTGGCAGCGGTGTCGGTGGCGGCATAAAAGCGGAGTCTAAGTCAAGCTGGTCTATTTGAATCGAACCAACGCGAAGTGCTGCGTCATCACTGGCAAGCTGAAAAACTCCACCGCGAATAAACCCTACCCAGCAATCATCAACTCGTTGACTGCCTACATTGCTTTCAAAATCTATGTTTCTGTAGCCTACACGATTGCCGTATATTTGGTTTATACGAACACCTTGGCCGCCAGTGATAGAGCAAATGCTGCGATAAATGTTGTCGCCGTCTAAAGAAATAACATTGACATTATATACAGGCGTTCCGGCTGTCCCACCAACATACAATACATCTCCACGAATATCGGTAGCATAGTAGCTTCCGAGCGTAATGTTCCGAATTTCAGGTAACGAACCGCTGTTTTCATAGACGTAAATACAATGGTTAAATTCACCTGTATCTGTCGCTATATTGCCGATAAACTTTATGTCGCCAATAATTACGTCAGACGCCATAACGCGGATAATCTGAAGGTCATAGTTTCCGCCGCCGGCTGATTTTTGATGGATTACTGTTTCAAGTCCATCCGTAATGATCTGTGTGCCGTCTTGCGTAATGTCAATTTGGCTAACAGTATATGTGCCAGCGGGTATATATACGAGGGTAGACGCAGCTAATGCAGCCGCAAAAGCCGCCGTACTGTCGGCAACTCCAGTTGGATCAGCGCCAAAATCCACCACGTTTGCGGGGGCGTTTTTGATCATTGAATAGGTTGCTTTAGTCAAAACCATTTGGTTTTCCTTATCACGCAGCGATATAAGATACGGTAAAATATATTTCAGTGCCAGCCTTCAGTTCTTGCGCTGAGTCACCTTGCAATCCTGTGGCATCCCCAAGATATATACGTATAGACGAAGCGCCAGTTACACCTAACGAAACAAAGTCAGCAATGTTCGCTGTGTTAACGCCAGATATTGTCAAAACAGATAAAAAGTATCCCGACAACTCGCTAAGGCTTGCAGACGTAAAGGGTAGAGAGATTGTAAAATAGCCCGTCGGCGACGAAACGCTAGAGACAATTACCCCGCCAGTGACCGTAACTAACCGACCCACTTTGGTGTATTG